GGCGTTGTTCTAACAAGAGAACAAGCTACTCAATCATTAGTGAAAGAGCAGAAAAAAAGAAAAGAAAAAGAGGATGGGGGGAAACGGGGAAAACCTGTTTAGCCGTCGTATTCAGGTAAGCCATAGTCAACATGAAAGATCCGACGTATAATGGGCAAATTATAATGGCCAAATGGATGGCTCCTAATAAGATTGCTCAATTGCGTGACTTCAACTTCAGTGACACCATAGCGCTTAAGAATACATTCATCTCCAAGAATACCACGCGCAGAATGACTATAATGCTTAGTCATCTCGTATGGGAGGGAGACGGAGGTGCAAGAGTTGTAAACTTCACAAATGGCAAGGGTAATGCTATTGTGTCCACAATGGACCAAGGAGGCCGCCACCGAACTATTCGTGTCGAACACGCGTCTCCGGAGATCACCACGACCAGGATAGTCTTGGTGGAAAGTTCCGAAAGAACGAAGTATAGGACCGAGATTTAGAAAAGAACGGGGGGAGCCTTGATTATTGGTATCCCAGGAATGTTTTAAAAACTGACACGACTCAAGGGAGGAACGGACTTCGACGGTGACGTTATATCCGACGGCGGTAGCAGCGTCGATTATATCCTTCTTAGTCTTAACTCCCTTAAAAAAACAACTAATTCCAATGGCTAAAGTAGCCAAGTTGTTCAACAATGTGGTCAAAGTGGTGCCCGAGAACTCGATGGGGTCTCTCGGTTTGAACTTCAATTTCTTCGACTTGTCGAACGGATCACACAGTACAACAGGTAACGTGCACTGCGCTATATTGCGCACTATTAATTCTCTAAACTGTGGGAAGTCTGCGCACAGAAATTCAACGTTGTTGAAGATCGCTTTTGTATTCGAAGCGTCGCAAGAGGAGATATCACACTCATAATAAATCCCGCCAAATCTCATCAGAGAATCGTCGGAGAAATAATACAAACGGTCATCCCTCCCATCGCGCAACTCCAAACCCATAGAATCCAAAACACCGGCATCTGGACTACTCACATAACTAGCAATAAATGAATCACCGATTTTACATACAGAAAACGACTTCTTAATCAACTCACATAAAAAACCGGCCAAGAGACTACCTGGTGTCGAGTAATCACCGATGAGTCGAGGATATTTTCCAAACTTTGCCTTCTCGAGTAAC